TGTCATGATTGGAACAGAAGATGGCAGCACAACAGGTGATGCCAAACAACTGGTAGAATTTTATAAAACCATTATGGAAAATGATCCAAGTTATGAAATTGGAACATGGGATGAATGTGAGTGCATCAAGGTATTCTACAATACATTCATATCAACAAAACTTGGATTGGTTAACATGATGCAGGATGTTGCCGAAAGGCAAGGCAACATTAATGTTGATGTTGTTACTCGTGCGTTAGTGAATAGCACACAGAGAATAACAGGCCCTGCATATATGAAAGCAGGTCTTGGCGATGGAGGTGGATGCCATCCGAGAGATAACATTGCATTGCGTTTCATGGCAGACAAATTAAATTTGGGTTATGATTTATTTGATGCAATAATGAATGCAAGAGAAAAGCAAGCCAAGAACATGGCCTCAAAATTAGTTTCTATTTCCAAAGAAAGAAATCTTCCTATCTTACTAAATGGTGTTGCATATAAACCAGGCGTTCCGTACCAGGACGGTAGTTACAGTTTATTGGTAGGACATTATTGTCACGAATTAGGTAGAGGTCCAATGACCATTGATCCTGCGATTGACTTGGGCGGCGGAATGGAATTTAGAGCAGTTGTGTTACTCGCCCATCCTACACTTTATATTAAACTAACTGATGATAGTGTTGTAGTTGATCCTTGGAGACAATACACTTCGGATAAGCATTTGGTTATTCACTACGGAAATACTAGAAAAAGTTAAAGAATATTATTAGTTCTTTTCTTGATATCTGCTTTAAGCATTTCTATATCAATTTTAAAATCTAACTTTTTGATTGTGTCTTTATACTCTGAAAGAGTACCTAAAAGTTTTTTGGCAACGGCATCTGGTTGATTTGATTTCAATTGCTCCTTGATATCAATCTCCCATATCCTTCCATCTTTAAATTCCAAAATCATCACGTCAACATAAGCGACCGGCATGGTGTCCATGTATAAATCCTCGAACACCTCCGGCCACTCTTTGACTAAATGTTTTGGCGGTTTAAAATATTGCCTATGCACGGCTTACGCTTCTGCAGAGGCCTTTTCTTTCGAAGAAGTTTTCTTCTTCGGTGGATCTAGTTCATCTGCTTCTCTACGCAATCTCGCTGCTTCTTTGTACATAGCATCTGCTTGGCTGCGATAAGATCTAGCAAGATCCGAATCAGAAAGAACACCGTCGGTTGCTGGTGCCGCTACTGGTTCTTCGCTAGGTAATGTTTCAGTTGCTGGAGTAGCAGTTTCATCTGATTTAGGTGCGCCACTTACGAATGTATATAATTCGTCAACGCTCACATTGCGCTGTTCTGCAATTAGAACATTAAGTTCTGAAAGTAAAATTTCACTTACTGGAGTAGGTGTCATTTTAACTGTATCAGTCGCAACTTTTTTCAAACGTCCTTCTGCCTGAACTGCTGTTAGCATATTAGTTCCGTTAGCAAAAGATCTAGTGAACATAATTTCACCAAGTTCGTTTGCCTGTTGTCCCTGTTCAGAATCAATTAATTCCATTAAGGAATTGTGTTGATCGTCTCTTAATGTTGCTGTAGGTAAAACTAACGCCATGTTAGATTCACCAGGAACGGTTCTAAATACAACGGCAACTTTCTCACCGGTGTTTACAATCTTTCCTACGTGTTTAGTTTCTTTAGCCATTATTTTTCACCTTGTTGTGCTTGTTGTTGTTTGGTAACATGTTCTAAGAATGCAGTTAACTTATTATAAGTTTTTCCAACTGCTTCTAATTCATTTGCTTTAAATGCGCCTCTAGTTGTGGCAATATCAATAATGCTACGTACAGCATTTAGATCGTTTACATTTAAATCAGGACCTGATGCTGTATCATCTGCACCTGGTGTTGGGACAGGACCGCTTGCCGGCGCTGCCGTTGCTTCAGAAGCGGGTGCTTCCGTTACATTTTCGTTTTTAGTTTCTTCCGCCATTTAGTTTCTCCTTAGGTATGGACATGCTAACATAAAGTATGTTAGTTCTTTTTGTTCTTCAAACCCCACAAACGTGGATGTATGAAATTTATTTTCCTCGTTAACAGAAGGATAAGTCACAATGCAATATCGTCCTGTTAGTTTAGATTTAATCCAATCAATAATGTTTTGATCAGCCCTTTCGCTATTTCCAATTTTAATTTTTGAAAAATGCGGAGGCATGGTTTTTAGTTGTCTTGAATTCAAAACGTCAAGTGGATTAAGTTCTATCATGTAATTATTTATAAAGTGCTACTATTACTCTGATAATTCTTGGCTTAGTCTTTTGGACAATGCTTTATTATATCCCATTTTTTGGACATCACCGCTGAATAGATACAGTTCAAAAGCAGATTTCTCCTTTAATACAGTTATTGCTCTTTTAGTAATATAATACGGCGATTCTATAAAATTGTCAAGCCATAAAAGCACTTGCGGTGTCACGGAAAATTTTTTTGGAAAATCCACTTTATAGGTTTTGATTTGTGCAGTTAACTGTATAAAGTTGAGTGCTTCGTCTGTTAAACGAAGTCCTCCGGATTCTTTGGATCTAACATTCCACCACCAGAGAGATCTTTTTTCTTTTATAATATCTTCTGTGATGTCTTGGTTTGCGGCTTTTAGAAAAACTCTCGTATAATTATCTTTAATGTCCATTCCACTATTCTTTATCTCCGGTAGTAAGTCTGTACACTGAAAAATCAGTTGTATTAAAGAGTTTGTTAAGTTTCTTGGCTAAGTTTCTAGCATGTCCTGGATTTGAAAATGAGACCTTCTTATATTTAGGACCAGGATAACTAGCAACAGCACTTCCGCTTTTTAGATTGAAAGGTTTGTTCTGATAAAACACTGCCCAAATGGCTTCGCTCTCGAGAATCTGTTCTACTTTATATGTTTCTCGATTAGTATGTTCGAGAATTATTGTTGGTTTTGGTCTACTCATATATACGTAATTCCTAGTTAACTACGTATATATTTATCCTTTTTTAAAAGGAACCTCCATCAAACTTTACATCAACTTCAGTACTAGACTTCTGTAATTCCTTTAGAAGTGCGTGTATTTCGCCTATAGTGCTGCCTAGTTTTGTTGTAAGCAGTGATAATTCTGTTGTAAGATCACGTGCTTCTTGTATTGTAATTCTAACTTCTTTTTGTTGTGATCTTTCCGCAACAGCAATGCGCTGTAGTAGTTTTTCAACAGTTGCTAAATTTGCAGGGACGTTATTTTGAGACACTTGACAATACCTGTTTCATTTCTAGTTCAGTCTTAAAAGGACCACGATATTCATAACGCTGTAGAGTAATTAATTTAGGACAGAAACTCTTTACCCAGCCCTTTTCAAATCTAATTGTGTAGTAACCTGCGCAGTACAAACTCTTTGAATCCTTACTCTTTGTAAAAAGTGGAAGTTTCTTCTGTATATCATACATTGCATTATGAGGAATAGTACTTGATGCAAATCCATGTACTTCCTTAGGATTAGAATTATCCGCTTCCTTGATAATTTTAGCAACGAAAAAATCATTTCCAAATTGTTCAGTAAGATTTTTCTTGGTATTGAATATTGTAATTCCTTCTTCATTGCTTAAAATAAATTTATTTTCTTCATTTTTTCTTAGTGTTGCAACTCTCACACCGTCATTTTCAACGATCCAAAATTTATTATCAATAATAGGTTTCGCTTGAATTGATGCCATATTAACCTCCTAGAACTTTTTCGACCGCATCGTCATATCTTGCATTTAGTGGCTCAGCATAAGCCTGTGCTTGATCTGATATTTTCTTTAGATCATAAAGATTGCAGAACTTCATTAGTCTAATACCAACTTGGCTTACATTCTTATTTGAGTTAGTTGCAGTTGAAACTGTTTCTTTAATGATATTCTTAATGTCGTCTGGTTGATGCTTAAGATCAATCAATTGTCGATTTCTTTCATAATCTTCTAGCACACGATGCTCTTTGCCCTCGTGATCAACCCAACGCTGTAACATTAAGTTATTCCAATTAAATCCTTTTGTTTGCCTATCGGCAAACGCCTCAGACAAACCTACCTTGTTCTTAGTGCCTTTCTTACGAACACCTGGATATGCGCTGAACACGTTATCGCTTGTGTCACCACGCATACATTTTTCAAACAATAGCCACTCTGGATCAGGAGCAGGCTTTGGTTGCTTAGTTTTTTTGTCTATCACAGGAAGTCCTTTCTTGTCAAAGAATCCTTCGTGTGTAGTTGTCACTTCTTGTACACCATTATATAATTTTACATTAGGTGCAATTAACTGTTGGAAATCGGTATCTGTACTAATAACAACATGTTCTGTATCTGGATGTTGTTGAATCCATCCAGCAATTAAATCATCTGCTTCAAGTTGTGGGTGTTGTAATACAGTACAGTTTGTTTTATCTGTAACAAATTCTTTGAATGTGTCAAATGCTTCCCAAAATACTGTTTCTTCTTCCTGTTGTTTCTCATTTAGAGCAGCACGAGCATCACTTCTGTTACGCTTGTAAGGCTCGTAGTAGTCTTTACGCCAACTACGTCCTTCTAAACAGAACACAACATGAGTGCCGTTAAAGTCCTGCCATGCCTTCTTAATGCTGTTTAGTGTGATATGGAACGCCATACCTAA